AGGGGCGGCAAAATTTCGCGACAATTTGACAGGCAGCTCGGGCAAATGCTGAACGCTCCCGAAAAGATCGCCGCGCTCCGAATCGACCGCATGGAGCTGGCCGCCCTCAAGCCGCACCCTCGGAACGCGCGCAAACATCCGAAGCCGGAGTCGCCGGCCTGGGACGCGCTAAAGAAAAGCCTCGCGCACGACTACTTCGATCCGCTGGTCGTGAACGAAAGGAACGGCATGCTCGTCTCCGGGCACCTTCGTCACAAAGTGCTGCTCGCCTCGGGCTTCACGCACGCCGACGTATCCGTCGTCAGCTACGACGAGCCCACTCACGTCGCCCGGTTGATCGCCGCCAACAGCCTGCTCGGCGATTGGGAAGACGAACTCCTCACCAGCCTCGCGGGCGAACTCACCCGCGGCGGCATCGACGCCGGCCTCGCGAACCTCACGGAGAAAGACCTGGCCTCATACCTCGATGGACCATCAGTCACTGATGACACGGGCGACGCGACCGTGCTCGTCTCCCAGGCCGAAGAGGTCGCCCGCAAGTGGCAGGTCGCGCCGGGCGATCTCTACGCGATCGGCGAGCACCGCGTCTTCTGCGGCGACTGCACGCGCGAGGAAAGCTGGCAGCTCCTGCTCGGCGATCGGCTTGCCGACATGGTCTGGACCGATCCGCCCTACAACGTCGACTACGACTCGATCCAGCAACGCCGCGTTGATCTCAAGCGTGCCGAGGGAAAGAACCCGCACGCCAAACCGGAGGCCATCATCAATGACGATCTCACCGAGGCCGAATACGAAAAATTCCTCCGCACCTGCTTTGCCGTCGCGCATTCCCGGCTCAAGCCTGGCGGCGCGATCTACGTGGCGCACGCCGACAGTTACGGGCGTCTCACGCGGCAGCTTTTCACCGAGGCGGGCTTTTACGAGGCCCAGTGTCTGATCTGGGTGAAGAACGCCTTCACGCTCGGGAGGCAGGATTATCAGTGGCAACACGAGCCGATCCTTTACGGGTGGAAGTCCGGGGCAGGTCACTACTGGCAAGGCGGGTTCAGCCAGGCCAGCGTCATCGACGACGAGCAAAAGCAACTCGACAAGCTGACGAAGGGTGAGCTCGTCGCGATCATCCAGACGCTTCGCAACGCGCGCGACACGTCCGTCATCCGCGAGCCGCGAGGGACCGGCAACGCGTTGCACCCGACCGTCAAACCTCTTCCGCTCGTCGCCCGCCAGATCTGGAACTCCAGCCATCGCGGCGACACCGTGCTCGAGCTCTTCGGCGGATCGGGCACGACCATCCTCGCCGCGGAACAAACCAATCGCCGCGCCGTCGCCACCGAACTCGATCCCAAGTTCTGCGCCGTCATTCTCGAACGCTGCGCTCGCGCCGGTCTCACCGTGGAAAAAATCCGGGATGGCTCCGCGTCTGCCTGATCTCGACGACATCGAACTCGATACCGATGTCGAGGCCGCCGCGGCGATGCTCGATCGCCCGCGCCTCGATCCGCAATTCGCTTTCGACGGCAATCGCTTTCACCGCGTCAAGGCTGACGAGCGTCGTCGTCGTCGCGGAATCCGCGCCCTGATCCGGCCCGAGAACGCCGCGGCCGTCATCGCCCATTTACCCGAGCCGGGCGAGCGCACCCACTGCCTGCTCCGTGGCGACTTCGTGCTTTGCGATCTGATCCCCGCCATCGTCGCTGCCCGAGGCCGCTGCCCTCACCTTCGCATTGCCACGCTTGGGTTGAGCGTGGCGAATGCCGACACCCTCGCCGCGCTCGTCGAGGCCGGTGAAGTCGGCGCGCTGACTCTCGTCGTCAGCCATTATTTTCAGCAGGTCGATAAGACGACGATCTACCGGGCCGTGGCCGCGCGGCTAGCTCGCATCGCCCGTTTCGTGGTGACGCGATCGCATGCGAAGGTCATCTGCCTTCCGACCGCGCGCGGCGATCACTTCGTCATCGAGGGCAGCGCCAACCTCCGCTCGTCGGACAACATCGAGCAGATGCTCGTGACGAACGAGCAGGCCACGCACGACTTCCACGTCGCGTGGATCGACGAACTCGCCTCGTGACATGGACCCGACCGTCTCACCCGAACTCGCGGGCAAAGTCCTGGCTGCGGAAAAGCGCAACGTCATCAAGGGCGTCGGCGACGGGGGCACGCTCCCGTCGCCGCTGCGCAAGGAAATGCAGATGGCCGCGCTCACTCCTGAGCTGGCAGCGCAGCAGCGCGCGGCGGCACTGCTCGCGAAGTATTGCGAAGGGGCCGATCTGACGCCCGCGCAGTGGGAGGAGATTCGCGCGGCGCATCCGGGCTTTGCGGCGGAACCACCGCCGCCGTCCACCATCGCCGACGCCGCTCCCGAGGCGTTCGCCCAGACCGCCGACACCCGCACGGCCAAGCTCACCAAAGCCGACGAGCAGAGATACGAGCAGATCTACAAAAAGAAGTGGCGTCAGCTTCGTCGCTGGATCGAGAAAGGCGAAAAGGCAAACGATCCCTGCCCACTGAGCCAGCCGGCGAAGATGCCCGCATGGTGGGGACGCCATATGACGTGGCGGTGTCCGCCGGAGATCGAAGAGGCTGCGGTCGAAGCCGCTCGCAACCAGACGTTCGCACCGCCGCCTGCAGCCGCGCCCGAATCGACGATGCCGGATCCGCCAACGGAAAAGCGGAGTGAGCCCGCCAACGCTACCACTGCCGATGCAGGACTGCCGATGCCGGGTGCGGTCGTGCGACGCTCGATCAAGCTCGAAGAGTTCGACCCGGTCGAAGGCGCGCGTCTCAGTGGTCTCCAAAAGCTCGAAGCGGCCAAGTTCGACGAGCTGGTGAGAGCGCTCGCGGCGGGCGACGCCGACGCGAGTGTGCTGGAGACGCGCTACGTGAAGCTCTGCGACACGATCGACAAGATCGAAAGCCGCATCACTCAGCGCATGCAGCAGCGCGGCCTGCTCGTGCTGCGTGAGGAAGTCGAGCGCGATCTGGCCGCGACGGCGGAACTCTTCCGCCAGGCACGCGAGTCGATGAGGCGACGCATCCTTGAGCGATGCCCGAACCTAACCGCGGAACAACGCGCGGAAGTCGGCGCGGCCATCGATCGCGCCTGCGACGCGGATGCTAAGACGTTCGCCAGACTCAACGTGCTCAAAACCGATGATCTCCTCGCCGAGCTTGCTGCCTGACGGTCCGGCGCTCGCGCCGTTTCCCGACCATTGGCGTGATCACGAGTGGTCGGCGTCGCCCGCGGCGCGCGCCATCGCTCGCGCGTTCACGCCGCCCCCGCCGATGGAGATCTGGGAGTGGGCTGACGAAAACGTCCGACTGCAAAACGAAGACGCCGCCGAGCCCGGCGAGTATCGCAGCACGAAGACGCCGTGGACTCGGCGGCTGCAAGAGCTGTGGCGCAACCCGTGGATGTGGATGTTCGACTACCGCGACCGGAAATGGATGAGGGTCCGTGTTCATGAGGTCTCGATTCAGAAGTCGAGCCAGAGCGGGTTCTCCGAGGCCTGCATGAACGGCGTGCGCTGGGACGCCAGCTACCGGCCGAAGAACACGATCTACGCGATCGATTCCGCCGACGAGGCCAAGAAGATCGCCCGTCGCCTGTTGCGCAGTCTGAAGTTCCTCGATCCCGCGATCTTCACCGGCGACCCGAATGACGTGAAGACTCAGGAGTTCAAGCTGCGCGGCATGGAGCTGCTGTTCTACGGCTCGGGTTCCGAGGGTAAGTTCGCCAACAAACAAGCGCCCCGGCGGATCAACGACGAATACGAAGAGCATCAGCTCGGCAATACTGCGGACAACCTCGAGTCCCGCGGTAAGACCGCGCAGGGCGGCGGTTTCCAGGTCAACCTATCGAAGCCGAAGCTCAAAGACGGCCCGATCAACAAAGCTTTCCTCAGTGGGAACCAGGAGGAACTCTTCGTGCCCTGTCCGCACTGCGGATTGATGCAGCCTCTGACCTTCTTCCCAGAAGAAATGGACGTCCCGTTTACCGACGAGATCGACGAAATCCGCGACGAGCAGACCGGCGAGATCGTCGCCCGGATGCCGCACCCGCTGCCGCTTGGCGAGCGCCGAAAATTCCGCACGGGCCGTGTCGTCTTTGAGCACTGCAAAGACGCCCTCGGCGGGTGGGATCAGCTACGCATTTTGCACGACACTTACTACGAGTGCGCCGGTGGCTGCCGCATCGACGAAGGCACGTCGAAGCGGTGGATGCTCGATCGATTGCAATGGCGGCCAATGGTTTTCAACGGCTCGCCAGGCGTCGTCTCGCAGCACTTCTCCGATCTCTACAGCGAGGAAGATTCCGTCACGTGGGGGAAGCTAGTCATCAAGTGGCTCAAGCTAAAGCGGAAGGGCACTGAGGGGATGAAAGAGTTTTACAATCACTACCTCGGTAAGGCTTGGAGCGAGTCGGCTAATACCACCGAACCCTCGGACATCCTCGCGAACATGGCGGGCAAGCCGCTCTGGTTCGTCGACGCGCCCAACTCAGAAGGCCAGATCGTGCGCCACATCTTCAGCGACGAGCCAAGCGCCACCCGTCTCGCGGAGTCGAACTCGACGCGCGGTCTGCAAACGCCGGTCGTCTTCTCCGGCTGCCCGCCCTACCGCCGCCGCAATATCCCGTTCGACCCTTACCGCGTCCGCAAAGACGCGCCCGGCACGCTCATCCTCGGAGCAGACGTCGGCGGCAATTATGCCAAGTGGGTCGTCGTGGCCGTGCAGAAGAATCTGCGCGATCTGGCGGTGATCGATTGGGGGACGGTGCTCGATCCCGACGACATCCGCATGCTCGTCGGCTCCCTGACCTGGCCGGTGACCTTAACCGGCGAGCGGTGCCGCGTGACGAGCGGGTGGATCGATGCCCACTTCCGCCAGGGCGATGTCTATAAAGCGTGCCTTGCGTCGCGCGGCATTCTGCGCCCGCTCATCGCCGTCGGCGGCGCGATGTCTCGCACGGTCAAGCTCTTCAGCTTCAATCACGTCCAGACCTATCACGAGAAGTTCAAGAAGCTCGACGTGAACGCCCAGCGCTGCAAAGACGGTCTCTATATCGAGCGACTGAAGCGAAAGCGGAAGCGCATCTGGTTCCCCGTCGATGTGGAGGAGGATCAGGACTTCATCGATGAACTCTGCGCCGAGCAGCAGGAGGAAGACAAACAAGGCAACTGGTCGTGGAGCGACGAACCGTCCGGTCCGAACCACTACGGCGACGCGCTGAGTTACGCCGTCGCTGGCTTCGACTTCCTCACCCGCCAGATTCGCGCGCCTGAAACTGTTTCGGCTCCTTTGACAGCGGATGAGGACAGCAGCGAAGACAACCGGTAAGTCAGCGGGCTCATATCCCGCGGAAGGGAGTTCGATTCTCCCCGCTGCAACTTGATCTTTGAAAGACGTGGCTTCTCGGTTGCCAGTTGACGACTGGAGCAAACCTCACGCCTTGGCGCTCTGAGCGAGATAACGTGCCCTCAAGCAACCACGAGTCGAGCGTGTGCATCTACGAACGCACATGAGCAGGTTGTAAAAGTTCGTGGGACAGTCGGGAGAGACCGGCACCACTTTCATAAGGCCAGCGGTAGCCGCGGGTCGAACCGGGCGTCACCGCTTAATGACGTCTGAGGCGGCGAATTGAGTAGGAGAGTGCTGGCCACCTACACGCGCAAAACAGAACCTAGCCCCGACCGGGAATCCGCCCGGTCGGGGCGACGTGTTTTGACAGCCGCCTCGCGGCGATGGCTTCCGCCGCTTTTACCGACGCTTACGTCCGCTACCTCACGCAGTTCCCCACCCGGGAATCCCTCGGTGAGGGCAACCCGCCCGCCGCTTGGAAGGCGGAACTCGATGCCGTCGATCCGCTCGCCTTCGATCAGATCAAGGCTACCTCGCTCTCCTTCGAAGGCGGCAACATGGCTGGCGTCTCGAACTTCGAGCAGATGCAGAAGGTGCGCGCTCTCCACGCCGTGCGGGCCAAACGAGACCCGTCCTACGTGAACCCTTACACGGAAGAAATCCCTGAGCCGATGCGAGGCAAACGCATCGGCAGCATCGTTCGCCAAGGCTACTGATCCCATGATCTCCGGCTCCCTGTTCGGCAGCGTTTTTGATGCGGCTCGTCGCCACGGGTATCGCGGCTACTTCTGGTTTGGCTCGCTTGATCCCGCGGACCAGATGCCCGAGATGGATCGCCGCACGATCGCGGAAAAGGTGAACTGGCTCTACAACAACATCGGCGCGGTGCGTGCGGTCATCGACGGGCTCGCGCTCGACGAGGTGGACACCGGCCTTTGGCCGAAACCGGCGACGACGAATCCCGCTTTCAATCTCGCGGTCAAGGCGCGCTTCAACCAGCAGTGCGCCTTCCACAAGTCTTTTACCGCCGATGCGGAGAACAACTTCTTCTCAGCGCAGATGATGGTGCGTCGTGAGATTAGGCTCCGCGGCGATTGCTTCGCGCAGAAGCTGCGCGCAGGCGAGGGCGCGACATGCCCGCAGATGCACTTCCTGCCATCATGGCAGTGTGCCAACGGCAACACTCAGCTTGATCAAAGCCAGTGGCGCGACGGTCGCCGGGATAACAAATTCGGCCGGGCGATTCAGTTCCGCTTTGCCACGACACCGGATCGGAAGCAGTTCACCGATCTCGATCACAACGACGTCATCCACTTTCACGACCCGTTCCTGATCGGGCAGAGGCGTGGGATTTCCGAGCTGGCTCCGGTCGTGCGGAAGCTCTTCACGATCGACGATATCGAACGGGCGGAATCGACGGGCGTGCTGCAACGCGCGCGGGTCATTTACGCCGTGGAACGAAAAGACGCCGACGATGAGGGTCCGTCGCTCCTGCCCGGTGCGGTCGAAGTCGAGACTATCGATCAACCCGACGGGTCGAAGGTCGTCGTGCAGAAGATCATGGCGCGCGATGGGAGCGAAGCCGACCTGGCCGATCTTCCTGCAGGCCGCACGCTGAAAGTGATCGAGTCCAACAAATCCAGTGAGAGCGCGGGCTGGATCAAAGAGCTTCTGGCCGACGTCGCCTACTGCACGAAGTATCCGCCGGAATACATCTTCAGCCTCGCCGGCCTCACGCAGGGCACGCTCGTGCGCATGGCGCAGCAGAAAGTGCAGCGCGTCTTCAACACGGTGCGCGACTTCCAGATCATCCTCCAATTCATCGAGGAATGGTGGCCCTTCTGGCTCTGGCAGAACATCGCCAGCGGCAGCTTCGGCGGCGTGCGCGGCGGCGTGCCCGATGAATGGTGGCCTTACCTAGTCGTGCGTCCGCGCGACATGACGGTGGACATGGGTCGCGAAGGTCGGCTCTACGATGAGCGGGTGAAGTCCGGGCAGATGCCCGTCGGGCTCTACGTCGGCATGCTTTACGGCGAGGACGAGGAAGACTTCGACGACCAGATCATCCGCGACGCGTATCGCCGCCGCCGTCGCAACGAAGAGATCGCCGCGGAACTCGGCGAGCAACCGCTCCCGATCGACACCATCTTCCGTCCACCGGCGGGCGGGGCGGCTCCTCAGCCCGCGAATGATCCAGCGCCCGATGCTGCCGACGATACCGGGGACAATCCCGACGGGAAACCCACCAACCGCCTCAACGGCGCGGCGCATTAACCGCGCGGTTAATCGATCATGAAAGACCAATTCCTCTCCAAGCTTCTCGCCCAGCCGTGGCACGGGACCGCTGTCCGCAACCGCGCGTTGATCGGCGGCATCCTTTCCCGCCTTCGTTCCGACCGGCCCGAGGAAGACGTTTACGGCAATCCGCTGCCGAAGATGCAGGTCGTCGGCGATGTCGCGATTATCCCGATCCGGGGAGTCCTGATGATCGGCATTCCGCAGTGGCTTAAGGAATGGGGCTGCAACGTCACCGATGCCAACGACATCGCCGACGAACTCGACGCCGCGGTGGCGAATGCCAATGTCGGGCTGATCGTGCTCGACTGCGATAGCCCCGGTGGCTGGTCCGTTGCGGGCGACAAACTTTTCGACCTGGTCGAAGCGGCAGCGCGCCGGAAGCCGGTGTTTGGCTGGGTGGCGGACGGCAATGATTGCTGTTCCTCATGCTACGAAGCTGCCGCGCCTGCCCGCGCCATCCTGGCCGGTCGCCACGCGCTGGCCATCGGTTGCATCGGATCCTACCTCGCCATGCTCGATGATACCGAGTATTGGAAGATGCTCGGGTTTACTTGGGAGATCTTCCGCAGTGGCGACTTTAAGGGCATGGGCGACGATAAGCTGACGGAAGAGCAGCGCGGCTGGCTCCAATCCCAGGTCGATACATTCGGCGCACGCTTTCGCAAGAACGTCGCTAAATACCGGACGGAAATCCCCGAGGAAGAAATGCAGGGCCAATACTACAGCGGCATCGATGCGGCTCGCCTCGGATTCACGGGCGGCACGGCGGCTGATCTCTCGACAGCCATCGCGAAATTCCGGCGGATGCTTTGACATGCGCGAGCGGCGATGAAACTCCATCGCCACCTCGCCGGACCAGCCGCCAGCTTCTTCCTCGCTCCTGATCAGGGCGGCGGAACCGGCGGCAATGGACAAACCCTCGAACAGCAACTCTCGCAACTGCGCACCGATCTCACGACCGCGCAGAGCAGCATCCAGTCTCTGACGCGCGAGCGCGATCAGGCCGTCAGCGATCTGACCACGCGGACTACCGAGCGCGATCAGCTCCAATCGCAGTTCGATGAACTGACGACCACGGCAAACGATCTGCGCACCCAGCTCACCACGGTGACCGGCGAGCGCGACACCGCGCGGTCGGAGCTCAGCACGGCGCGCAATAATCTGACGCTGGCCAGCGCCAACGTCACCCGCTTGGAGAAACTCTGCGGCGTGAAGGGCATCGACCAGAAAACCGCCGTTCCTTCCGTGGATCAATCGTCGGCGGGCGGCCACGTTTACGACCAGTGGAACAACGCTTCTGGCGCGGAAAAGTCCCGCCTCTGGTCCGCGCATCGCGACGAAATCCGCGCCGAGGGCGAGCGCCGGGCCAAGGCGGGCCGCTGAACCTTTGACAGAAGCGAAACACATCACCTGTCCACACAAATCATGAAAACCCTTCGCCGCCTTCTCGCTCTCACCACCGTGCTCCTCAGCATGTGGCTCTTCGTCGTGCATGGCTTTGCCGCCATGCCGCTGGTCGTCACGCTCTACTTCGTTTCCGGCGCTGCCATTGCCGGTCCCGCCGCGCTGATGCGTGGCCAGCTCGGCGCGGCTCCCGACACGCACGACATCATCAGCAACCTGAATCTCACCGAGATTCTCGAACCTGCGATGGAGACTTTCGCACGAGCGTTGATGCCTCTCCGGCTGTTCGCGACCGTGTTCCAGAATGTCCCGCTGAAAGGAGACGGCACCGTGACGGTGCCCTACTTCCCGCTGCAAGGCATCACGTCGAAAAACTTCAACGCGAACGGTTACAGCTTTGGCACCGGCGCAGGCAGCAATACCTCTTCCCGGCAGATCGGCGTCAGCCAGGAGGCGGGCGGCAAGCGCAAGTATCAGCCGCTGGCTGTGACCAGCGCGGAGGTGCGGAACCTTCCGCGGCTGAACCTGGAACAGATCGGGCGCATGCGCGCCGAGAAACTCGCGTCCGACATTCTCGCCGACGTGCTCTCGCCGGTGACCGCGAGCAACTACGGGGCTGCCGCGTTTACCGGAGAGGCGAGCACGTTCGACTCCGATGATGTGGCTGACCTCCGCACCGCGTGCAACAACAACACGCTTGGACCGCTCAGTGTGGCCGATGGTGCGACCACCAATGCTTCGACGACCGTGACGAGCGCCACCGCGCGCTTCAACGAGAGCGACATCGGTTTGTCGATCAGTGGCGCGGGCATCCCGGCGAATACCACGATTGCTTCTGTGACCAACGGCACGACCGCCGTGCTTTCCGCGGCAGCCACCGCCACCGCCGCTGGCGTGACGTTCACCCTTGGCCGTCCGCGCACGCCGTGGCCAGAGACGGGCCGCGGGCTTCTCGTGAATCCGGACTACGATGGCGCGCTCCTGAAAGACTCGAACTTCCGCCGCGATCTCACCGTTGCGAATCAGTCGACGGTCAATACCGGCAAGCTCCCGAACATCTACGGGTTCGACTACGCGCAGTCTGCGGCAGTCCCGACCAACGGCGAAAACCTCGTTGGCATGGTCACGTTCATGTCGGCCCTGCTTGTCGCCACCGCGCCGATTCCTCCGGTCGATGACAGTGACATCGTTGACTACCGCGTGCTCGTGCATCCCGACCTCGGAGTCGCGCTCGAGTATCGCAAGTGGTTCAATCCAACCCTCGATCGGCTGGAGCAGGTCATCGAGTCGAACTACGGTTACGCCCCGGGCGAGCGGTTCGCCCTCAAGCGTCTCACCCGCGCCTAAGCGATCATGCGCCTCTCGATCATTTCGGCCCGCACGACGACCGGAGGATTCGTCGTGCTCGCCGAGCCAGGCAACCCGCGCGAGCGCAGCGATCAGTTCAAGGCACTGGTCGTCGCCCCTCCGGATAACATGGCCGAAATCCACCTGTGGGATTCCGGTTCTGGAATCTGCAAGCGCAAGACGTTTAAGCCTGTCGCGGCTCCCGCCGCTGCTGAATCTTCGTCGCCATCGACTCCCGCCGCCGAGCCCTCCGCACCCGCGGAACCGGCGGCGGTGAGCGACGGGGGCGAGGGCGATGATGGCCCGACTCTCGGCGAGCCTGAGCCGGAATCGCCCGCGAAGAAGCGCGGTCGCTGAGTTAGTTCTTCATAGGTTCTCGTTGGGGAACGAGACATGCGCGACGCCCTCGCCGGGCCTGGGAATCCGGCGAGGGCGTCTTCGTTTGATAGCCGCGGCACGGTATGATTTGCCTCCTCGATCTCGAAACCACCGGCACGAACGAACAAAAGCATGGCATTCTCCAGATCGGCGCATGCTGGCTCGATCTTCCCGGCACCTTCTTCCGCAAGGTCCGTCCCGCGCTCAATCACCGCGAGTGCAACCCGGGCGCGATGGCCGTGAACGGCGAGCATGCTTCCGCGGTGGATGATCCCAACCGGACCCCGGAAGCCATCGCCGTCGGCGAGCTGCTAGGATGGATTCGGGCGCGGTGTGGCGATCGTCCGGGCGCTAAACCGAACGTCGTGCTCGCCGGTTGGAACATCCACTTCGATCACCGCTTTCTCCGCGAGGCCCTGCTTCTTGCTGGACTGCCCGAGGATCGGTGGCCTTTCCGCCACTCGCTCCTCGATGTCCACAGCCTCGTGCTCGCCGAGCAGATGCGCCGCCGCGACCTGCAAGCCCCTGCCGATGCGGCGCTCTACGGCGAGTTGGTCCGCGGTGCCGACCACGCTGCCGAGATCTGCGGAGTGGGGCTGGAGCCACGACCGCATGGCGCGCTCGCTGGCGCGTTCCACTCGCGTCGCCTGCTCCAGACCCTCGGTATCCCGCACGTCCTCGCCGAATGATCTCCCCGGCCCAGCTTGCTCAGCGCCGCGCGCAGGCCACGCGGATGGTTGAGCAATCCTTCCCGACCAAGCTGTCGATCGGCGGGCACGCCGATCTCCCCGCCGCGCGGTGGTCATCGAGCAGCGGCGGCACGAGCGAACTCGCGGGCCTCCTTCCGACTTGCGACCGCGTGTTCCGCATCCGGCTCGATGTGCTGGCGGCGCACTCCATCAAGCTCGTGCCCGAGCGCACTACCGTCATCGAAAACGGCGTCACCTACCGCATCGAGCGAGTGCGCTCGGCGAATGGCGATCCCGCGCTACTGCTCGAATGCAAAGCCGCCTGACCCGCCCATGAACGACCTGCTCTTTGCTCAGGAGCTCGCGGCTGTCCTCGCCAGTGACGACTATGCAGGACTGCGCGATCTCTTCCGCCCATCGCCAGAAGTCGCGCCGCAGATCTACGCCGCGCAAGCCGCCGCCGATCTCACGCGCCCCACGCTTACCATCTCCGGCGATTTCGAGGCCTATGGTTTCGCTCGACGCAAGGGCTCGCTAGCCGTCGAAATCCGCGGGCGGGCTGGTGACGAGACTGCCGACGACAAGCATCAGGTCCGCTTCGCGACGCTCTACGCCGTGCTGCTCGGCGAGCTGGGTGCCGATGCGGCGACTACACTGGCCAATCGCAATGCCGCCAAGGCTGCACTCAAAGCCGCACTCGCCGCGCGTGGCAAGGTTGAGCTGGCCGACTACGGTTGCGCGAGCAATGCCATCGACGCCACCGCGGACGGCGACGACCTCCGCACCGTGCTCAACCTGCGCGTCGCCTGGGCCTTCCTGCCTCCGGTTTGACAGCCCCGTGTTTTCGCCATGACTACTGAACTCGCCAAAGAGCAGCTCTCCAAACTTCAGCGCGAACGCGAACAGGCGGCTGCCACCGTCGCCGAGTATCAGTCGCGCATCGAAATCCTCGACGTGCAGATCGCCGCCGTGAAGCCACTGGCCGAACAGCCGGCCACCAAAACCAGCCAATCCTAAAACGCGCCATGCCGACGACCATCACTCACAGCATCAGCGGCACCAACGCCGCGCTCGGCGATTACCTCGATGAGGTCAAGACGACCAACAACATCGAGACCTCCGAGCGCCGCGGGACGAACGGCGACATCAAGAAGGTCAAGGACTTCAACGCGACCAACGAGTTTTCGTTCAAGGGCGGTGGAAATCCCGCCGTGGCCGTGGGCGTCGCGACGCTCAGCGTCGAGGGTCTGACCGGCGGCGTGAAGATCGCGCAGAAGTTCGAGCGCACGGTGAAGAACAACGACTTCGACGAGCACGACTGCGGCGGCAAGCACTACCCGAACGCAACCTCGGGCTAGAGTGGGATGATCGGCGATGCACCGGCAGTCGGGGCGGGTGATTTCCGCGGCTCCTTCGTGCAACTCTTCGATTCGACTGATCCGCTGCGGAGCGAAGTGACACTCTTCGTGGCCTCGCTCCTCGCGCTCGGCATCGGCCAGCACGGGCCGTCCCTTTTCCATTGCACCTTCGAGCACCTGCGTGGGGAGACGCAGTTTCACTCCACATGGACGCTGGCGGGAGCCAGCCGTGATGGCCGGTTCGATACGGTGAAGATGCAAAAGGCGTGGGACGATGGGCTGTGGCTTTGCGCGAATCCGAAGCACCCTCTGGCCATTCTCCGCAACGGGCTCACCTACCAGCGCGCGTTTTCCTATACGCCGCGATTCACGCTCGCCGAGTTGGCGCGGATAGAGACGCCCGATACCTGGCTCGAAGCCGCGATCCGCAATCTCATCTGGCTGCTGCGCGAGATGCCGCGCTGCATTCCCGAGGGCATCGTGCGCTTTGGCCCGCGTCACGCCGCGATGGTGCCCAAGTCGCTGCCCGAAAAGGAAAAGACCCGCTTTCTGCGCTACGTCGAGCATCCCGGCAAACGCGCCGAAATCCTCCGCTCTGCCGCCTGACCTATGGACTCCGATCGCACTCGTAAAAACGCCCTCGCCTTCCTCGATGCCTTCGCGCACTCGACGGGAGCGGATCGGCCTCGCCCGCTGAATTATCTGGCGATCTCGAACATGCAGCTTCTCGGGATCAAGCTCGGCGGCGGGAAGGAGGCGCTCGCCGGTCTCGGGCGGCTGGAGCTCCGCGACCAGGTGAATGCCTTCATCTGGCTCCAGTGCGCGCCGCTGCCGCTGGTCTCGCGCGGCATCCGGCGGCATGAAAAGCTGCTCGCCGCGCACGAGGGCGATGCGCAGACGGCGTTCGAGGACTTCATGGTCGAAGTGGTCGAACCGTGGATCGCCACGGTCCCCGCCGAGTCGCTGGAACACGCGCTGGATCAACTCACCAAGCTCGACGAGATCGACGCGGCCAGCGTCACGGCCGAGCCGCCCGCGGACCTCAAACCGGACCGCCCCGACCCAAACTGATCGAGCCATACTGGCTGGCCTCGCGGGTCACCAGTATGGCCGAGGCCAACATCGGCGGCGGCTCGGTGGAATACATCTGCCTCTGGCTGCCCGTGTCCGTGGGCGAGCAGATCTACCACTCGCTCTTGCGGCGCGCCCGTTGCCGCACTTACGCCCCGTGCGAGAGTGCAGAGGCTCAAGTCGAGAAGCTGGAGCATGCGCAACTCCCGGCCGGATTCCTCAAGCCCTCGCCGGAGCTCGCGGCCGTCCTCGCCCGCTTTGACTCTGCGCCGCAGTAAATGGCCTCGCAATTCGACATGACCAAGCTCCGCGCGAGCGTGAAACGGTTGCGGCCCTACGTGAACAAGACGCGCGACGAGCTGATCACGACGGCGGCCAGGGGCTTTGTGAAAGACGTCGTCGCCATTACCCCGCCGAGTAACGGCGCGACCAAAGGCACTGCCGCCAAGAAGGCCGGTGAGGCGACGATTGCGGGCGACGTAGGGCGCATCTTCCAGCCGATGAGCGAACAGGGCATCGAGCAGTTTCGCACGCTCTACGGCGACGAACGGCAGGAAAGCTTTGGCCATAAGGGCGCAAAAGCCCTCGGCACGATCCGCGCGAAGGTTCTGGCCTTTGGGCAGATGGCCGACTGGCATCGCCGACGCCGCCGCAAGGATGGCCGCGTGATGCAGATCAATCGGGACGCCACGACCGGCCTGCGCAAGCGCGACCTCGCCGGGCTCGATATCGGCATCGTCACGAGTGCCGACTTCAAAAGATTCATTCTGCTCCTGCAGCGCAACGTGGGCATCCTGGCCGCGGGTTGGAATGCCGCCGCGGAAAAGCTGAAGGTCAATCTGCCCGCGTGGATCAAACGCCACGGCACGGGCGGCGGTAACATTGTCGAAGTCACCGCCGCGGGCCGATTCCGCCTCGAACTGAGCAACGAAGTCCCCTTTGTCGGCAACGTCCGCGCCTATGAACGCCGCGTGCAACGCGCCATTGATTTTCAGGCGAAGAAGATGGATAAGCAGGCCGACTTCCTGATCAAAAAAGCGATCAAGGAAGCCGGGCTGTGAAAGCGTTTTTCGTTCTCTTCATCCTCGCCGCCAGCGCTGTGGCGGGCACCTGCACGGGCGGCGATCCGTGCCGGGAGTGCAAGACGTGCAAGGCGTGCCGATACTGCAATTCAGGCAAAGGTTCGTGCAGCGTCGCGCGCGAGCAGGCGACCGTGAATACGAAGCGCGGCGGAAGAAGGCTGCCGCCGATCCAAAGCGGCTTTGACAGCCTGCGCGAGGCATGGCCAAAGCCACTGCCATCTTCGACGGCGACGATTCGCGGCTCTCCGCGACGATCGATCGTATCGACAAGAAGCTCAAAGACCTTCAGGGCAAGTTCTCCAAGGTCATGGGCTTTGCGGCCAAGGTGATGGCCCTCCCCGCGGCCGCGGCAGCCGCGCTCGCCGTCGGCGTGAACAGCGCGCTCAACGAAGGCGGTCGCCTCAACGACGTGAGCGCCAACACGGGCATCGCCATCAAGGATCTGATGGCCTTGGAACAGGAGTTCAAGAACTCCGGCAAATCCGCCGAAGACGTGCCGGCCGCGATCGGAAAAATGCAGAAGGCGCTCGCCGAGGGAACCGCAGGCGCGACCATCGCGAAGCTCGGGCTCGATCTCGACAAGCTCCGCAAGATGACCCCGACCGATCAGTTCCACGCCCTCGGCGCGGCGATCAACGACGTCAAAGACCCTGCCGAGCGCAGTGCCGCCGCGATGGCGCTCTTTGGGAAATCCGGCGCAAGCCTGCTCTCGACCTTCGCGTCGAAGGGCTTCGGGGAAGCCGCCGAGCAAGTCGGCAGCCAGGCCGACATCCTGAATCAGGACGCCGCGCTCTTCGACTCGGTCTCCGACAAGCTGGCGCTCGTCGGGGTGAAGGTGCAGGGCTTCTTTGTCGGCGTGGCCGATCGCGTCGCGCCGGTTTTGAATCCGCTCCTCGACGGCTTCGCGAAGCTCGATCTGGCATCGTGGGGGCAGCAGGCGGGCGACGTGATCGCCTTTCTCATCCAGGCTTTCAGCGACGGCAGTTTGTGGGAAATCCTCGTCACCAGCGGCAAGATTTCGCTGATGAAGGTCGGCAACTTCCTTGCTGGCATCCTCGCCGCTGTCGGCAAGGGCCTGTGGCAATATGTGGTTGAGAGCTTCAAGAACGGCGTGGCCGTCTTGGAGATCGTCACGACGGCCGCGTTCTGGAAAGGCCTCGGTTTCGCGCTGCTCTCCGCTGGCGCGGCTTTCAACGCGCTCATGCTCGAAGGCGTCGCGCTGCTCCTCGATCAGCTCGCGAAGGTGCCCGGCCTCGGCAAGGTCGCCGGGAAGGGCGCAGAGCTTGCCCACGGAGCCGCGGCTTCCGCGCGCGACGATGCCGCCAGCTTTGCCGCGCAAGCAGGCGGCCAGCTCGCGCCCGCCGTCGAGAAGATCACCGGTCGCGTCGAGGAGACGTTCAAGAACATTGGCGACGCGATTGTGTCGGGCTTCAACTCCGGCAACTCGCTCTTGGACACTGGCGAGCTGGAGGAAAAGCTGGCCACGCAGGTCGGCAAGGTGATGGGCAGCGTCGAAAGCACGCGCGCCGCGCAGCTCGCCGCAAATCCCACAAAGCCCGGCGCAGTCGGCGGCGAGTTCACCGGGGAGACGATCGCCAAGGGCGTCGGCGCGCTGCAAAAGATTGGTCTCGGCGGCTACGGCGCGGGCGATCCGACGCTGGAGGAGAGCAAGCGCCACACGTCGCTTCTCAGCTCGATTGATTCGAAGTTCGATAAGCTGCACGAGGCACTGAAGCCGCGTCTCGGTGGGCAGAACAGCGCTCTCCTCTTCGCGTAAAAAAACTTCGTTTTCCGCGCATATTTCTGTTGCATAGTAGTATCGACGTGATACTACTAAACCCATGCCACGGAAGATTCGCCAGCTCATCGCCGACCTGAAGCGCGCCGGATTCACGGACCGTGGTGGCAAGGGCAGCCATCGCAACTTCACTCACCCGACCGGCGCGAAAGCGACCGTCTCGGGCAAGGAAGGCCACGATGCGAAGCACTATCAGGAAAAAGAGGTCAAGCAGGCGATTGCCGACAGCCAACGAAAAAAATGAAAACCAAAAAGATCACCGCCAAAGACTACGTGAAACTCGTCGAGTGGAGTGACGAGGATCAGTGCTTCGTCGGGAGCGCGCCGCCGATCATCGGTCCGTGCTGCCACGGGAGCGACGAAGCGAAAGTCTATGCAGAGCTCTGCCAGATCGTGGCCGAATGGATCGCCATCTATGAGAAAGACGGGCGTCCGCTTCCCGAGCCGACCGCCGGGCGCGAATACAGCGGCAAGTTCGTCGTGAGGATGGACCCGGAGCTGCACAAAGCCACGGCCATCCGCGCTCTGCGAGAGGGCGAGAGCCTCAACAATTACATCGTCAAGAAGCTCGCGACCGCGTAGCCGCCTACTTCTTCGACATCCAGTCGCCCGGCTTCTTCGCCACCGCCGTCGTCGGCGGCTCTGCGACCACGCGGAACGCCTGCAACGTCCGCCGCGCTCCGCTCACCGCGGTGAAGCTCTTCGTGCCGTCGGCGACGACCCAGCCCTTCCAGCGCGTGTTGTCCACCGCACCCGCCGGAATGCCGCTGATGTAAACGTCGCCCAGTTCCTGATACCGGAATCCCGCATCGTCAGCCTTCTTCTTTTCGACGGGGATGACTAGCGAGCCGTTGGCCAGTGCGGCGTCGGGCAGGATTTGCAGGAGCAAGCCAACGAACTTGCGCGGCTCGGCGAACGCGACGCTGGAGAGAAAGAGCAGGGCCACAATAGAGCGGAGAGCTTTCATGCTGGTAAGCTCCATTAGCTCGTGCGGATTGACAAGCGTGCATCGGCATGCCCGATACACCGATGCGTCTCAACGGCGCGAATGGCAACGTCGATAAGACCGGCCTCGTTACCTTCGTCGTCTCCTACGAAGTTTATTCCCTGCTCGATGCGATCACCTACGCGCCGAAAGAGCAGGGCGTAAATCTGCCGATCGTCGGGCGCAATTTCACCGAGACCGAAATCGGCAACTGGAAGCTCGATCTCACCTACCAAGGGCTGCATGCCGAGCCGCCGAAGGATGACAGCGCGATCGAGGTCGAACTCGACGGTTCGATGTCGCAAGACCCGCTCAAGAGCAACCCCAACTGGAGTGAGATCAACGCGGAATACGGCCCGTGGGGTAAGCAGCCCGATGGGACGACCGGCTTCCCGGAATTCCTCGAAGGCGACGGTGCTTCGGACAATGCCCACGGCGGCGGCGAAGCGTCCAAGAACAAGCCAAATCCGGGCTATGGCGTCGAAAGCTGGCTGGTGGCCGAAGCGGTATTCCGGGTGAAGATGACGGTGCGCGTAGTGCCACCGAGCATCATGGAGGGCGTGGGGTTGCCGGTGAGCACCCCGCCGTATTGGCACCTGCTCGGCGTGCCGGTGCCGAAAGGCCGCGATTTCCTCAAGCTGATTCCCAAGATTCAGGTCAAGGGCAACGCCAAGAGCGTGACAATGGAATTCAAGATGTCCGGGCCCAGAGGCGTCGACAAGCTGATCTACAAACAGGCGCAACTTGGCGGGCACTCCAGCGGCGGCGGCGGACTGAGCACGGGCAGCCTCATCACGGGAAGCCTGTAATGCCGCGCATCGTCGTTCCCCCGGCGAAGGTCGGGCAGCCGGTGACCGCCTCGATGTGGGAGACCATGCGTGCGGCCAATCGCCAGTGCGGCATCATCGCGGGCGTGAACTGCCGCATCAAGGAAGTGCCGGGCGGCACGATCGTCGATTTCATCGCGCAGGATGCCGATTACCTCTGCGCGTGGCAGGTCACCCTGCGGGGCAGCGGCAAGGCATCCATCCGCCCGGGCACGATCAACGGCAAGCCTGCGACGATCGGCGAAGTCGCGCTCGACGACGAGCCCGCGCCGGTGCTCGACTTCGGCCAGCCCGATCTCGACAGCAAGGGCCGCGGCTACATCTGTGCCGAAGTCACCTGCGATCCGGACAAACAGTTCGCCATTCAGACCGTCGAGATCGTGCAGGTCGCCGACCCGGATAGCGATGACGGATCCCCGAGCGACACGCCGCACATGGGCGGCGCGGCGCGCGCCTTTGGCAAGATGGGCGCGCAGGCCCGGCATCCGTTGGCCATGTTGCGGCTGCGCAAGAGCGGGCGGCTCGTCGTCGAGCAGATCACCTGCTTCCCGCTGCAACACCGCGTCGCGCTGGCCAAGGACGGCAAGACGGCCACGCGCCACTTTTTCTCCTGACGATGGGCGTGGAAATCAAAGCCGACGACTGGAACGCTGATCGCCTGCGACTGGAGCGCGCGTGGCCGATCGGCGGGCTCAATACCAGGGTGCGCGAGCTGCCCGGCGGTCTCGCCATCGACGCCGCGGGTGCAGGCGAGTGGGAGCATCCGTGGACCATCGCCGCTTATTACGAGTTCCTCGATCCGCCGCCGAGTCCCGAGCAGCCGGGCGAATGGCGCGCGATGATCAAGCCCGGTTTCGTCAACGGGCGCGACGCCCACATCCCGATGCCGGAAGCGTGGTTCAAGGCGCAGAAGCTCGACGTGCCAGAGGTCCGCGACGTGCCGCTCACCGAGGAAATCGCGCCTTATCTGCGGCTCACCTGGCGCAACCCGCTCAAGCCCTCGAGTATCGGCGCGTCGAGCGATGGGGAGATCGTCTTCGGAGCCGGGGAAGGCTACCCGAAGTTCTTCGAGAAGATCGGCGTGCGCCCCGCGGCCAAGGGCGGTCGCCTCGGCAAGATCGGCGCAATGGAGGGAGAGAATGCGCCCAATCGCACGCGCGAGATTCGCGCCTGCGACATCGTGCTCGCGCAGCCCCGGCCCGCCCAGCGGCTCAACCTCCAGCCGAACAGCGCGTCGCTCGCGACGGGCGAGCCGCTGCTCGACATCCAGACGACCTTTGCCACCGGCTACGCGGCCTCGCGCGGCAACCGCGCCACGCTGCGCGCGACCAGCAAATACACGCCGCCAGATCCCAACGCCCGCGGCATCGATGCCATCTTCGGCTTTCTCCTCGATGGGGGCGACGCCGAACAAGACGAGCTGCTCATGTCCACCGTCTGGCTGGTCTCGCCGCCGGATGCCGACTCCGAGGCCGAACCCGACCACACGTGGACGCCCTACGCGCAATACTTCGTGTTCTGGAACTTGAACTACGCCACGCGCACCTTCATCGATTTCCTCAACCCGGAGCCGATCACGTTCTCGATTCCGCTGGCGGCCGGGGCCGCGCAGCCGGTCATCAACTCGATTCTCGCCTCTCAAAACGAAATGTTCGCCGAGGCGCTCGCGTCACTCGATCGCACCGATGTGAGCGGGGCATTCTGGAGCATCTGACGTGAGCCACGATCCACTCGCCAATCGCCAGCAGCGTGACGCTGAACGCGCGAAGAAAAAGGCGGCGCAAGACAAGCCGCTCAACCCGCCGTTTCCCTACGTGAAGCAGCACTTCGACGCCCTCTACTTCGGCCTCGAACAAGAGCCCGAGCCGAAGAAGGAACTGCCGCCGCCACTTTGACAACGACAGGCAGGCGTGAGCGTCCTCGCCCTCTTCGCCAACCTCCGCACCGGAAAACTGACCGACAGCACGGGCGGCGATGCTTCGCTGCCCGACATGGTGCTCGGCGACACGCGCCGCTTCACCCTGCGGACACTGGATGTGAACGATGCGGGCGAACTCATCGAACGGGACCTGCGCATCCGCACGCTCACTGCGACGGTCGGCAAAGTCATTGCGCCGCCCAAGACGGGTGAGTTTTCGCTGAAGATCGAAGGCGTCGAAGTCGGCCCGTTCACTCCCGACACCACCATCGAGGAATTTGCCCAAGGCATTACCGGCACGCAGGCGGTCGCCAAATCCGAACTCGGCGCGCCCGCGTGCTGGCTCGTCAGCTTCACGAATCAGACCGCCCTTGCGGTCATCGAAGGCGCGGTCAACAGCCTCGATCCCGAGTCGCTCGTGCGCATCCGCCGCAAGATCCGCAGCGGTCGGCTCTGGTATGAAGTGCGGCTCATTCAGGCTCCGCTGGCTTGGAACGTGGATGGCCACACGCGCGTGCTCGCCCCGCCGCCGAGTGTCGATCGCGTGATCACCGGGGCAGAGGCGAGCGCCGATGCCGAGGAGATCAACGAACTCCAGCGCATCTTTTACCCGCCCGCGTTTCGCGGCACCTACTTCCTCAAGTGGGATTTGAAGCAGACGCGGCTGATGGGCATGCAGGATGGCCCGTCGGACATCGCCGATGCACTGAACGCCATGTTCGCCGACAAGGCCGAGCGCTTCCGGGTCACCAATGCTGAGGCGAACTACGAATACGTGGAGTTCGTCAACGCGCTCGGCGGCGCGCCGCAGCCGAAGATCGAAGTGCAGGTCAACAGCTTTCAGCCCGGCATCCTGACCTTCGATCTCCCGTTTGATCGCGAAAATCTCGACGAAGCACTCCGCGATCCGCGCGACGAAGACGGCAAGCTGCTCGACTTCATCGAGGCCCCGCTCGAAATCGAGGCTGAGATTCTGGAGGCCGATCAGGACATGGAGGATCTGACGGTGCCAGGCCGCATCATCACTCTCTGCCAGCAACCGCTGAAAGTCGTCCGCGAGCAAAAGTGGAACGAACTCACCGCGGTCAAGGTCGTGAACTTCCTCAAGCCGGGCAACCCGCGCGATTACGTCGAGGTCACCGCCGACCAAATCCTCTTCGCCACGCCGGGCTTCAAGCAGGCGCTCGGCAACGGCGAACTCAAAGAGTTCACGCTCAATCACCCGCTCAACACCCGCGACGGCATCGCGGTCGCGTTCGAGAACAATGCGCAGCGCCGGGCGCTCCGGTTCGGCACGGAATACACGTTCTCGTGCCCGAGCGACGGAGCGGTCGCGCTCACCTTCACCGAGGCACCCGCCGTCAACGGCGTCGTCATCGTATTTATCGCCCTCGGACCCGGCGGCTTCTTCCAGGCTCACACGCACACCATCGGGCAGATCGTCGGGCTGTCGGAACTACTGGCCGCTCTGGCAGCGCGAGTGGCGGCGCTGGAGACGTATATTCCCGATGCAGCCCCGACGCGCGAGCTGCCCGACCCGAGCACCATCGAGATCGCGCTGCCGAAACGCACGTTCCTCGTGCCCGACAAGAATGGCGGTGAAGCGCCGAGTCTCGACGGCGACGGCAAGAGCACGACTGTCTGGAAGGCGGCGAAGCTTTTGCCGGCGATCCACGATGCGACGATCGATGCGTTTGCCGCGCTTCCTTTGCCGCCCGTGCTCGATGCGAAAGGCAAGGTGTTCCGCAACGACACCGGCAACGATTTGCCGCTCTCGATCCGCGTCAGCAAGGCGAAGCCGATCGTCGCAAAGGCCGATGGCGACACGCCCGGGGGTTACTTCGGCAGCGATGGACGGCAGCTCTATCGGCTCACCCGGAGAGGCGAGACGAACTCGTTCTTCGCCACCGATCTCGAATCGCTGCTCTGGCAGACCTTTGTGAAGGAGCGCGAGTTGCGCGTGAAGTGGCGGCTGCTCGCCGATTGCAAACTGGCTATCCGCACGCTCGTCGCCAACACGCCAATGCAGGCGCGGCTCGTCGTCGAATTCGGCACCGCGACCAGCGAAGGCGCGCCCGCGCCGACGGCCCTCAACCTGCGCGATGTGGTGTGGAATGCCGTGCCGCTGCTCGATGAGCAGCTCATCATCATGGATACGCCGCGCGAGGTGAAATACGGCTTCCAGCTTTGGCGGCGCGACGTCGCGGCCTTCGACGCCACCGGCATCCTTTACGAATCTTCGATCGTCGCAGGCGCGACGCCGACCAGCGCGAACCTCGCCCTCCGCGCCCGTCTCATCGACCTCGATCCGGTCGATCCCGTCCCGCGTCCCACCGGCCTCATCCACGTCGTCTCCACCGGCTCCATTACCATCGAAAAACCCTGACCCATGCCCCTCCCTGCTGCCCCCACCAATTTCATCGTTTCGCGCGTCGGAATCGATCACACCTCTGCCGTCGTCAATAAAGCGGCGGTTCGCTTCACGTTCACCAACAACCAGCCCGGCGCGACTCATGTCATCCAGCAAAGCCTCAATGGCACCTCGGGCTGGAAAGACGTGCTGGAAGTCGGCGATGGCGATGCTGCAGCCGTCCTCGCGAAGCTGGCGCTGAATGACAAGTTTTGGTGGCGGATTCGGAGTGAGTTCGCTGCGCAGGGAACCTTCTCAGCCTGGCTGCTCGCGACGACCAACCCGACGCAGACGGCCAAGCTCCCCACCGCCGCCGTGCAGATCAACGCACCGGCCGGGCTCGCCGTGACGAACAATGACTACCGCAACGTCACGATCACGTGGACGGATAATGCGACCAACGAGAGCGACCACATCCTGCGTGTCGCCGGTCCTGGGCTGCCAGCCGGTGGCGTCGATGTGCCAATCTACCATCTGGATTCCGGCAAGTTCGTCTTTCCGATCGGGTTCCCATTCTACTCGAGCTACGCGCTACAGAACGCGAAGACTTACACCGTCAACGTCCGCGCGCGTGGCGGCAAGCAGACCACCGTGGCGAATACTTTCGACACGGATGCCTCGGCGGACCTCACCTTTACCACTGCCGCGTTCCGCGTGGCGCTCGTGAATGTGCCCGCATCGCCAACGGTCAATCGTGGACAGCCCTTC